CTAGGGGTCCGAAGCCGCTGCCTTCGAACGTGCGTGCCTTCACCGGCACCTCGCACCGGCCGCTGCGGGCGGCCGACCTGGCCGACGGCGTGCACCCCGAGGTCGGGCTGCCGCCGATGCCGCAGCACCTGGCGCCCGAGGCGCGCAAGGAGTGGAAGCGCATCACGCCGCTGCTGCTCGAGCTGAACCTGCTGACGCGCATCGACCGCACAGCGCTCGAGCTGTACTGCCGCGCCTACGGCCGGCTGCATCAGGTCGAGCGCGCGCTGGCCGCCGAGCAGGTCCGGCTGCTCGATGCGGGTGAGGACGTGACGCGCGCGCTGTGGCAGCCCACGCCCACGGGCTTCGCGCGCGAGTCGATCCTGTCGCGCCTGGCCGGCGACCTGAGCACCCAGGTGGACCGCTACCTGGCCAGCTTCGGCATGAGCCCGTCCAGCCGCAGCCGCGTGACGGCCAGCCGCAACGATGCGCAGTACCGCCTGCCGGGCATGGACGACGACAAGCCCACCGGCTTCGGCGCCATCTGATGCGCGACTACCCTGCCATCGCCGAGCAGTACGTCGACGACGTGCTGGCCGGCCGGCGCCCGGCCTGCAAGTGGGAGCGCCTGGCCTGCCAGCGCCACCGCAACGATCTGGCGCGGCAGGGCACCGACGACTTCCCCTACGTCTACAACCCGGTGCTGACCGACGCCAAGGGCAAGCAGTACCGCCCGGCCGATCGCGTCTGCGGCTTCGCCGAGCTGATGCCGCACATCAAGGGCGACTGGGCCGCGCGCGGCGAGCTGATCCGCCTGGGCGGATGGCAGGTGTTCAGCTTGGCCAGCATGTTCGGCTGGGTGCACCGCGACACCCACAAGCGGCGCTTCCGCAAGGGCGACCTGTTCGTCCCGCGCAAGAACGCCAAGAGCACCATCGCCGCCGTTGTAGGAAACTACATGCTGGCGGCCGACGGCGAGCACGGGGCCGAGGTCTACAGCGGCGCCACCAGCCAGGCGCAGGCGTTCGAAGTCTTCCGTCCGGCGCAGCTCATGGCGCGCAGCAAGCCCGAGTTCCGCGCGCACTACGGCGTCATCGCCAACGCCAGCAACCTGGCCGTGCTGGACACCAACAGCAAGTTCGAGCCCGTCATCGGCAAGCCCGGCGACGGCGCCAGCCCCAGCTGCTCGCTGGTGGACGAGTACCACGAGCACGCCACCTCCGAGCTGTACGACACCATGTGGACCGGCATGGGCGCGCGCCGCCAGCCGCTGCTGCTGATGATCACCACCGCCGGCAGCAACATCGGCGGCCCGTGCTACCAGCACCAGGTCGAGCTGCAGAAGATCCTCGAAGGCGTGCTCACCGACGAAACCCGCTTCGGCGTCATCTACGGCATCGACGCCGACGACGACTGGACCAAGCCCGAAGCGCTGCTCAAGGCCAACCCCAACTTCGGCGTCAGCGTGTTCGAGGACTTCCTGCTTGCCGCGCAGGCCGAGGCCGTGCGCGACCCGCGCAAGGCCGCCGTCTTCAAGACCAAGCACCTGAACCTGTGGGTCAACGCCGCGTCGCCGTGGCTCAACCTCGAGGCGCTGCAGCGCGCCGCCGACCCCGCGATGTGCGAGGAAGATTTCCGCGGCGAAACCTGCTGGGTCGGCACCGACCTGGCCAGCAAAAACGACATCGCCAGCAAGGTCAAGGTCTTCCGGCGCGAGCTGGACGGCGACTGGCACTACTACGCCTTCACGCGCAACTGGCTGCCCGAGGCCACCGTGCAAAAGCCCGAGAACGGCCACTACCAGGCCTGGGTGCAGCAGGGCCACCTGGCCAAGACCTCCGGCAACATGATCGACCTGCGCGTCATCCAGGAGGACATCGAGCGCGACAGCGAGCTGCACGTGGTGGCCGAGATCGCCATGGACGCCTGGGGCTCGCGCGAGATCGCGCCCGCGCTGCAGGCCAGCGGCTTCACCGTGGTCGACGTGCCGATGACCACCCGGCACCTGAGCGAGCCGATGAAGCTGATCGCCGCGCTGGTGGACGCCGGGCGCTTCCACCACGACGGCAACCTGGCCAGCGTGTGGATGTTCGCCAACGTCGAGGTCTTCGAGGACCGCAACGAGAACATCTTCCCGCGCAAGGCCAAGGCCGAGAACAAGATCGACGCCGCCGTGGCCACCATCCTGGCGGTAGGCCGGGCTATGGCCCAGGCCGAAACCCCGGTCGAACCTTCGCTGCTGGTGCTATGAGCCACATCTTCGACCTCACGGCCAGGCAGCACGAATCGCGCGTGCTGGGCGCCTTCCTCGCCACGCGCCCGCCCGGCGCGCTGGAGCGCGCCGGCATGCGGGCACCGATGCCGCAGGCCGATGCCACGCGCTCCGTCGAGTGGGGCGGCATCTCGTGGGACGACTGGGTGCGCGGCAACGTCGGCAGCATCGCCGGGGTCAGCGAGAAAAGCGCCCGCGCCGTCGCCGCCGTCACGGCCTGCGTCAACCTGATCGGCGGCGCCATCGCCGCCCTGCCGCTGCACACCTACCGCCGCGTCGGCGAGGACCGCGAAGCCTACAAGACTGACCTTTGGTGGCTGCTGAACGAGCGGCCCTATGAGGGCTGGACGGCAGCCGCCATGTGGGAGTACCTGGCCAGCGCGCGGCTGTTCCACGGCGACGCCTTCGCGCGCATCCACCGGGTCAGCAAGTTCAACCCCGCGCCGGCCGGCTTCGAGCCGCTGCACCCCGACCGGGTACGCGTGCGCAAGGAACCCAGCGGCCTGCTGGTCTACGACGTGGCGCCGGAGAAAGTCGGTCAAGTGGCTGTCACCGTCGAAGGCCCTGACATGCTGCATGTGCCTGGCCCCGGCTTTGACGGCATGCGCAGCCTGTCGCAGCTGCAGTTTGCCCTGCGCAACGCCGCCGGCATTGCGCTGGCGGCCGACGGCCAGGCCGCCACGTTCATCAGCGACGGCGTGCGGCCCGACTTCGCCATCGAGATCCCCGGCACGCTCAAGCCCGAGCAGGCCGAGACCTTCCGCAAGACCTTCCGCGACCGCAACAGCGGCCAGTCGTCGTCGCGCGTTCCCGTGGTGTTGCAAGGTGGCATGAAGCTGCACCAGCTGACGCTGTCGTCCGAGGATGCCCAGCTGATGGAAACCCGCGGCTTCCAGATCGAGGAAATCTGCCGCGTCTTCGGCGTGCCGCCGTTCATGATCGGCCACACGGACAAGACCACCAGCTGGGGCACCGGCATCGAGCAGATGTCGATCGGCTTCGTCAAGTTCACGCTCGGCCGGCACCTGGCCGCCATCGAGCAGGAGCTTAACTTCAAGCTGTTCAAGACCAGCCGCAACTTCTGCGAATTCGTCACCGCCGGCCTGGAACGCGGCGACCTGAAAGGCCGGTATGAGTCCTACCGCATCGCGCTGGGCCGCGCGGGCGAGCCCGGCTGGATGACAGCCAGCGAGATCCGGCGTATGGAAAACCTGCCTGCCGACGAGCAGATTGACAACCCACCGCCGCCGGCCAACCCGGCGCCTCAACCATGAAACACCTCGCCAAGCTGCTGGCGGACAACCGCCGCGTGCCCGGCCGCCGCTTCGATGTCAAGGCGTCGGCGGATGAGGCCGACGTCTACCTGTACGACGCCATCGTCGACGACGAAGCCACCGCCGAATGGTGGGGCGGCGTCGCGCCGGAGTCCTTCGTCAAGGCGCTGTCCGAGATCGACGCCGCCGTCATCAACCTGCGCATCAACAGCCCCGGCGGCAGCGTGTTCGCCGCGCGCGCCATCGAGCAGGCCCTGCGCGAGCACCCGGCGCGCGTGGTGGCCCACATCGACGGCCTGGCCGCCAGCGCCGCCACCTTCGTGGCCATGGCCGCCGATGAAGTGGTGATGAACAAGGGTGCGCTGTTCATGATCCACAGGGCGTGGACCATCGCCTACGGCAACGCCGACGACCTGGTGGCCACCGCCGAACTGCTGGAAAAGATCGACGGCACGCTGGTGCAGACCTACGTGGACCGCACCGGCAAAGAAGCCGGCCAGGTGGCCGACTGGATGAAGGCCGAGACCTGGTTCACCGCGCAGGAGGCGGTGGACGCAGGCTTTGCCGACCGCATCGCCGAAACAGCTGCCAAGGCGCAGGCGTGGAACCTGAGCGCCTACGCGCATGCGCCGAAAGCTCCGGCCACAGAAAAGCCGGCCACCCCCCAACCCCGCCGTGCCGATGTCGCCGCCTTGCTGCGGCGCCTGAGCATGGCATCACTGCCTGTCTGAGCGCTCCCGCTCGCAGAAAGGCCGCCGAAGGGCGGCCGTTTTTTTGTCCTAACCGAAAGGAATCAAGATGCAAAGCATCCAAGCCCTGCGGGAGCGTATCGCCGCCCTCGCCAAGCAAGTTCGTGCACTGGTCGAGAAGAACAACGAGTCCTGGACCTCCGAGCACCAGGCGTCCTATGACGCCGACATGGCTCAGATCGAAGACCTGAAGAACCAGGTCCTGCGCATCGAAGCCATGCGCGACGCCGACCGCGAGGCGGCCGATGCCGCGGCGCTGGCCGAGGCCGGCGCCAAGGGCGCGAGCGCGTCCAACGGCAAGAAGGCCGACCGCGGCATGGAGCTGTACACCAAGTTCCTGCGCATGGGCGACAAGGGCTTGTCCGCCGAGGACTGGCGCGAGATCCGCGCCACCCTGAGCACCACCACCGGCTCGGAAGGCGGCTACACCGTGCAGACCGACGTGGCGGCGCGCGTGGTCGATGCGCTCAAGGCATTCGGCGGCATGCGCGCCGCGGCGCAGGTGATCCGCACCGCGATGGGCAACGATATGTCGTTCCCCACCTCGGATGGCACGTCCGAAGTCGGCGAGCTGATCGCTCAGAACACCACGGCGACGGCCGCAGACCCGACCTTCGGCACCGTGTCTGTCGTCACCTACAAGTTCAGCTCCAAGATCGTGGCGGTGCCGTTCGAACTGTTGCAAGACAGCGAGATCGACGTGGCCTCGTTCATCGAGCAACGCCTGACGCAGCGCATCGGCCGCATCACCAACCAGTTCTTCACGACGGGTACCGGCTCATCGCAGCCGCGCGGCGTGGTCGTTGGTGCGACCGCCGGCAAGACGGGCACCACCGGCCAGACGACCTCGGTCATCTTTGATGACCTGATCGACCTGGTGCACTCGGTGGACCCCGCGTACCGCGCAGGCACGTGCCGCTTCATGATGGCCGACTCGTCGCTGAAGGTGGTTCGCAAGCTCAAGGACAGCCAGAACCGGCCGGTATTCCTGCCCGGGTATGACGGTCTCGGCGGTGCCATGGGGGATAGCCTGCTGGGCTACCCCGTCGTCATCAACCAGGACGTCGCCACCATGGCAGCCAACGCGAAGTCGATCCTGTTCGGCGACTTCAGTGCCTACATCGTGCGCGACGTGATGGCGCCCACGCTGTTCCGCTTCGAGGACAGCGCCTATGCCAAGCTCGGCCAGGTGGGCTTCCTGATGTGGCACCGTGCCGGCGGCAACCTGCTCGACACCGCCGCCGTCAAGTACTACGCCAACAGCGCGACCTGATCGCGCCGTGCCAGACGCGCGCCCCGGTGGCGCGCGTCGCGCACGCATCCTCACAGGACGACTCATGAGCAAACTCGCCACCGCGCTGGTGCTGTGCGACGTGCCGGCGCACGGCCTCAAGGCCGGCCAGCTGCTCGAGGCATCGGCCGAGACCATCAAACTCCTGGCGATGTCGGGCGAAGTGGACCCGCACAAGAGCGCGGTCGACGCAGCCACGAAAGCCGGCGCGCACAAGGTGCGCAGCACCGCGGAACAACCTGCCGGTTGACGCCTGGCCATGTACCTGCTCACCCCGCCGCCCGTCGAGCCCTTGACCATCAGCGCGGCCAAGGCTGCGCTGCGCCTGGACGATGACCGGCACGACGCCGTGCTGCCGGGCCTGATCGCCGCGGCGCGCTCGGTGGCCGAGCAGGAAACCGGCCGTCAGCTCGTGCAGCAGACCCATCGCGCCGAGCTGGTCGATTGGCCCAGCAGCACCGACGTGCTGCCGGTGTACCGTGCCACCGCCTGCGCCATCAGCTACTGGACCGGCAGCGCCTGGCAGGCCCTGGCCGGCAATGCCTTTGCCTTCGCCATCGACCCCGCCACGGGCGCCGGCACCGTCGTCGCGCCGGCGCTGGGCACCAGCTGGCCCGTGCTGGGCGCTATCGCCATCGGCCCGCGCGTGCGTATCGACCTGACGGCCGGCGTGGACCCGGCCGACGCCGACGCCGTGCCCGAAAGCATCCAGCAGTTCATCACCGCGCTGGTGGGCGAGATGCTCGACAACCCCACGCTCAGCGCCACGCAGGCCGTCCAGGCGTCGCCGCTGCTGTCCCGCCTGCTCGACCCGTGGAGGCTTTACACATGACCGCTGCCAGCGCGCGCGTCACCACTGGCCAATT